AATGAAGCAATCGTTGGCACACCATACGCCAGTTATGATGATGCTGTCACTGGAAGCGGTAACAGCGGTAGTTACATCGATCAGATGTTTAGTAAGATCAATGTAAACCTCATGGAGGTTGTTACCCAACTAAATGGTGCTAAGGAGATCAACGATGCGACCCCTGGTATTGAGAAACAAATCAAACAGGGTCCTGGTGGTGTTACTTCTTTCCAAGATGGACATGGTAACGAGCACAAGAATATCCCCAACAACGAAACTAAGATCGTTGCTAAGGATAAGTGTGAGACCATTAAAGGTAACTATGTGTTGACAGTTGAGGGTGACTTCTATCTGAAGGTCATGGGTAACTATCAAGAGGAAGTAACAGGAGCTAAGAATGATAATGCTTCTCAGGGTCCTCAAGCAAAGTCTAAGGGATCATCTAAGAAGGCAGATAAGACTGAGGCAAAGAGTGACCTTGATGCTCAGGCAATCAAGTCAACTCAACGTTTCGACAGTCAGACTGGCACTGGCAGAAAGTCAACTAAGATTTCTGCTGCAGGAACTGATGTTACTTCCAGTTTAGATACTGGTGGTGCTGATAAGTCTTCTACTAGGAAGAAGAATAAGAAGCAGGACATGATTAACATGGTCCATATTCAGCAGACTGAGCGTGATCAATACTTCAAGGCATTGCCTGGTGGTCACTTCTATCCTGTTGATGAGATTCCTTTCCATCCTGAGGCAGATGAACAGGGTAGAGTGCCATGGGGTAGTCAACTATCTGGTAACTTGGAAGACAAGAAAGAGCAGAAGTCTGCATCTCGTAAAGAGGGTGATCATGACATTGCATACACTGGTGACGTTAGTATTCAGGGTGCAAAGGTTAAGATCACTGCAATTAACTCACTAGCATTTAACTCTCAGACTATTAAGTCTGAAGCAAACACGATTGAAAACGTGGCATCTGGTGAGATTACTAACGAAGCAAACTGGATCTCTTCCTTCCTCAACAGTGGTAGATTCGAGATCGTTGCAGTATTCAACCCACTCAAAGCATTATCGGGTCAATTCACCTTTGTGAATGGTGCTATCATTGATATCACTACTGACCTTCCTATCCCTGGTCTTGCACCACCAACACAGACTAGGATCTGTCTGGGCACATCAATGCCTGCATCCATGAATGATATCATCATGGGATCTACTGCAGGTGTCCACTCAACCTTCATCGCATCTCCTACAGGTGTGATCGCTGAGTTCGTGCCCACGGGTGCCCTGCTGAATCAGGTCGCTACTGGACTGATCCACACGGGTGTTGGCACGGGTTACATGGCAACAGGTTGCGGACTCGGACCCCATCAGGTCTATGGCTTGCCATTACTGCTGAATTGATGTATGATATGGGAGTCTTCATCATGCTCCCATGTCCACTGACGAAACCTACCTTGAGCACATCTGGGTCAACATCTCTCAACGCACCATCAGAATGATGGACAACGAGGGTGTGGATGAGTTGATCAAATGGAAGTTTGATGAAGAAGGTGCCGAGGGATTTCAGGAGACTATTGTTTCCTTCAATGAAAACCTTCCAAAAGATCTAATCACTTATCTCGCATGAATAGCATTATTACGTTATCCTGTGCAGAAGTCCAAGAAAACTTTGACTTCGTATTCTCTCTTGTTGAGAGAGGTCACACCATCAAAATCATCCATGACGGAGGAGTTTGTATGATGACCCCGCTTATCACAAAGGATAAAGGATCTGAGATAAATATCCCAGACCCTGAAGAATTTGTGCCTGATCCTGCTGCGGTCAGTGCATACGTTACAGAGTCACTAGGAGAAATGACGCAGAACTTCTAAAATGAATAAGATTCGGATCACAAGCTCGTTTCATCATTTGCAAGACATAGGTATAGTCCAGATGTATTTCATCCAGGGTATGCCGTTTACATTTGAAGAGCTTCCGAAGTTTATGAGTGAATTAGATGAAGTCAAACTCGATGCAGATACTGCACGAGAGTATACGTTAGACGATCTCTATACAGCATCAGATTATCTGGTGCTGGAAGGGTGTCATCCTATCTTGTTTGATCTTAGTGATTGGATTGAAAATTATGAGGAAGTCCCTGACTGAATATGATTTCGGTGGGAGACCTGTCACAGCGGTGGGTCTTCTGCTCCTAATTAGTGAGATGGAAGGTACATCCCAACATCTCAAATATATGGGATTCCAGGAAGACATGGACACCATTAATGAAATGAAGAAGAGGTATTATAAACTCTACTTCAAAACAAAAAAGGAGGAGAAAAATGCCTAAGAAACAGTTCATCTCAAAAGGTGGAGACACCTGGGAATGGGAAGAAACTCCCGCTGTAGTTAAAGCAGTTAAAAAACTCTATGACTCAAGCACAGCTGTCAAAAAGAAAAGTTGATGTAAGTAACATCACTTGGGAAGATGTATTTGATAAGTTAGAATATGACAGGGCACAAAAAAACTTCACGGTCATAGCACCAAAAGTGAAACCTGAAGAAATTCTTAACGAATCTGAAGATGTCATCCTACACAGAGGTGCCATGAATACCATGGTATGTGAGGGAAACTATACTCCATGGAGTATGCGTCCTCTTGCAGAGCATATGAAACTCAACTATGGTATGAGAGATTTCCACCAATACGTTTCACTTAGTGGTGGGTCTAGTACATTTGGTAGGCATAATGATGAAGTAAATGTCATGATTGTGCCAGTTATCGGAGATATAGGTTATACTGTAGATGGTCTTGGTGAAGTTTTTATGGAACCAGGCGATATACTGTATATACCTAAATATGTGTATCATGAGCCTATGGTATTAGGACCAAGGGCAACATTGAGTTTTTCTTGAGGATTTTACAATGTATGATACCATCCTATGTCATTATGATCTTGGTGCAGGTTTTTTCAAAAGATCTCTGCAAACAAAAGATCTTGACGGATGGGCATATACATTTTTCTTAGATCCTGTGGGACGGTTATGGGAAGTTGATTACACAGAAACTCAGGACTTTTCAAGAGAAGATCCTAAAGGTTATGTGCCCAACGGTTTGCATGGTAAGGTAAAACCTTATTTTGTTACGAAAAGTATTGAAATCTATCCTTCAGTCTGGGATGCACATTATGCACCCTTTCCTAGGATGATGCTTCACTTTATCAATGGTCAATTAAACCGAGTATTAGTATGAAATTTCGCAATGTATTACTGGCAGGAGCACTGCTAGGATTGGCAACTTTGCCAGTTAATGCCAAACCACTCAAAGATAGTGAGTACTTCACTAATCATTCTATGGGTTGTATGCTCCTGCAGGAATGTACTGAGGGGGTATCAGAAGTCTTTTCACTTCTAGATGTCTCGTCTCAGTATGATAGTCCCGATAGGTTTACCTTCGCTTCTAATGAATTCAACCAAATGCTTGTAGCATTGAATCAGGTTGGAGTCCGAGTATATCTTGCAGATTCAAAATACTTCCCTGTTGGACATCGTGGTGTATACCACACTGTGAGCAACAACTTCTACCTCAACCGAGCATTCATGCATCGTCCTGAGACTTTGATGAGTGTGATGCGTCATGAAGGATGGCACGCTGCACAAGATTGTATGGCAGGCACTATCAACAACTCCATGATTGCTATCATTATGGATGAGGACAAAGTTCCTAAGATCTGGCAAGAGATTGCTGCTGATACTTACAGATTTCAACCAGGAGCAATTCCCTGGGAGAAAGAAGCATTCTGGGCAGGTAAGACTGAAGGAATGACAATGAGTGCCCTCCAAGCATGTGCGCGGGGTAATATGTGGGAAGTTTATCCTCCTACACCCATGACGAATGAATGGTTGGAGAAAAACGGTTATAAATAAAACTGTAGCAATTGTGCTGAGATTTCGTGGCAACTAAACGTATATCCCAATTAGATACGATTGCAGACGCCCTCGTTACTGGCGAGGCAATTCTGCCTATCGTTATCTCTGACCCTCTGATTCCAAACCGTAAGGCAAAGGTCAATCAACTATTCCGTGGTGTGAGCGCAGGTAGCGCAACAGCACCAGGATTAGCTTTTGACTTGGACCGAGACAGTGGGATATATCAGTCAGCGATTAATGAGATTGGTCTAGCATTTGGATCAGCATCTCTCTATAATACTAGAAGAGAAAACACTGATGGATCCTCTACCCTGATCATTCGTGCTGTTGACAGTGCATCTGCAACGTCAAGCATGGAAATGACTCCACAGGGTAGTGGATTTTTTACTGTTAATGGTCCTATCATTCAGACTGATGCACAGTTCTTCTTGCAAGGTGATCAAAACCCTGCAAAGAGAGTGCAATTCAACGTTGATACAATCTCAACTCAGTCTGGCACCCGTCGTTTCGATCTACCTAACGTAGGTACAAACACAAGCACCACTATTCTGGCGAATGATACTTTCCAGACTGTTACAAACAAGACGATCATTATTAAAGACGGTGAGTTGCAGATCACAGGATCTACTTCAACTGATAAGATCGCAAAATTTGAGTGTGACGCTTGGGAAAGTCCTGGTCAGCACACTTACAAGTTGCCTGACTTTGGTGCTGCTAATACTCAGTCTACTTTGTTGGACGACATCTCTGACCAAAATGTTTTCAACAAAAACATGGTCAACCCCACATTCTCTAACACTCCCTCAACAGATGAAGAGAATGACCCCACAAGGTATGTGATCTTTGACTCTTCACTGTTAAGTAATAACCGTGTGGTGACTTTCCCTGATATGAATATTAGGGTAGTTGGTGAAGCATCGTCACAGACACTTAGTAACAAGATTTACAAAGGTGCAATCTTTGCTGACGTTGGTGATGATACTAGAAAGATCCAATTGGATCTCAGTAACATTGAGGACAACCAAACCTATGCGTTTAGTTTCCCTGATGATGATCCAGCAGCACCTTTGAATAACGGCACAGCATCTAACATGTTGGTTGCTGAAAGGAAGACACAAACTCTTTATAATAAAACGTTAGAACTGGCGAAGATAAATAACCCAGAAGACGTTAACGGCATCATGACTATTGATGCCAGCAACTTGACTGGAGCACGCTCCATTCAGTTCCCTGACGCTGATGCAACACTTCTATCCACTAATAACATTAGTGATGTTGCAATTAGTTTCGGTGGAGCACTTGCCGCACCTGTGTTAGGTGGGCAACTAAGACTACAATCATTTTTCCAAGCAGGTTGGTAATTAACAAATGACAGCAGGAAGACTCGCAGCTAAAAAACCAGGAGCGACCGCTAATACGGTCCTCTATCGTTGTCCTACTACCGTAACTGGCAGCACAGTTGTTAATGTGTGCAACCAGTCTGGTAGTGGTGCCACTTATCGGATGGCATTAAGGGACTACGATCAGGTGCTGCACCTAGATGGACCCGAATCTGAGAATGGTGGATCGGCATCTACTTATAAATTTGCCAAGGGAAATCCCATCTCGGCATATAAAGTTACTCTAAACCCTGGTTTTAGCTTTGGTGATGCTATTCCTGGCACTGAGTTTACTACCACCAACAACTCAACTGGTAAGATCCTTGATATTTTCAAGGCATCGGGTGAGGTTGTCTACTATACACAGGTAAAGGAGATCTCCAACACTCAATTTACTCCTGACAGTATTGCAGGTGAATTTGTTGGTGGTGAGACTGTAACTGGAGGTGGATCTGGTTATACTGCTGTATATCGTGGTGGTGACTCAGTTGGAGCATATTTTGAATATACTCCTTATGCTACTGGTGTTACAACCATGGCATTCTCCCGCACAACGGGTCTTGCTGATGGCATGTATGTGACTCTAGGTGAGTTGGGTGATACAGATGCTGAAGTTGTTGTGATCGCTGCATCTGGTATCAATGATCTTGTTGACCAAGTAACTGTTACCCGTGCTCAGTTAAATACCAGTGCTCGTGTAATTCCTGCTGGTCTTGCATCTAATGCATGGTCTGCATCTGCTGTTGTTACAACTATTAACGAGGGTGCAACTTTTGTCACTGGTGACTCAACTCTAACTGTTACTGACTCTACTGGATTTGTATCTGGTGGTGTTGTCCTAATTGACAACGAACTCTGCGCTATTGATCAGGTTAACGGTAACGACCTTACTCTGACTCGCTCTAGATATGGCACTGCTGATGTTGATCATAACGATGGTGTTAACGTTACTCTGCTGACAGATAACGGCACCTATCTGGTCAACTACTTCCAAGAAGGAGAATCAATTACTGGATCCACATCCAATGCTTCTGCTGGTCTTAGTTTCTTAACTAACCAGAGTGCAGTTGTTGAAAATAGGTATGTAAGTAGTTTAACTGGAGCTTCTGCTACTGATCATGTTTATGTCGGTCAGTTATCGCTTAACATTGACCTTACTTATAAGTTTGATCTAAGTAATGCTTCTAATGCAAACTATCCTCTGAAATTCTCTGGTGATGCTGTAGAGGGTCCTAATGACGCTACTCCTGGCACAGAATATACACAGGGTGTTAGTAAGGTAGGTACTGCAGGTCAAGCAGGTGCATACACATCGATTTCTATCGATGAGAATACCTCAATTTCACTGTTTGTATACGCAGATGGCACTGTTGGTAGTCCTCCTGCTGCAACAACTGGTATCGGTTTTAATATTGGCGTCCAAACTGATCCTTCTTACGAGCAAGTCTATATCTATGATGTTGGTGGTGAGCCCCTGATTGCAGGTGATAGTTTCACTGTTAACAACGTAACCCAAACTGTCCAACAGAGTGGCATTGTTGCTGGACCTTATGGTTATGTGATGGATTGGGATCCTGCAAAAGCACACTTGAAGGTTGCTTTAGGTGAAGGATCTACTACATTTGCAGATAACACTGAGTTTCTTGACTCACCTACATTAAATAATGGCACTCGTATCATGACTAAAGCAGTCACTGGTAAGATTCTGTCTGTTGACACTGTTGGTGCTGCTGATGCTGCTCGTGTTGCTAACACATATAGTAATTTGACCGCAAATGCCACTGCTGCAGCAGGTGATATTGCCAAGGCAAAATTCACTGTAGTTGTTGACGGGTCTGGTGCTGCAACTGTCACTATTGTTGATGGTGGCGAAGACTTCGTTGCTGCTGAAACTATTCAAATCAATGATTCACAACTAGGCAACGGTGGTGGTGCTGCATTAACATTTAATGCTGCTACTGTCTCTACTGCTGAGCAAACAGGATCCACTGGACTTTACGGTGCAGAAGATTACCTCTACTACGATAATGCTATTGCAGCAAATGATACAGAAAAGAATTCTGGTATCGTAGTGGGTCCAGGACAGAACCTGCTCGTCTATTCTTCTGCTGCTGATCTAAGTTACGTTGTTAATGGTTTCGAGTCTCCTTCGGATGATCTCACTGTTATCAACATGACTAAGATTTCAACTGAAGATGACGGTGGCGCTGCTCCATAGTCTTGACCCTTAATAAATAACCATATAGCAGGACTCTTATAGAAGATGGCATTAACACGTCTTAAAAATATAATCACGTCAAGGACTGGGCGTATTATTTACGTCAACCCTGATGACTTTGATGCATCGGACGCATTTGATAACCGAGGTAACTCGGCATTGCGTCCATTTAAGTCGCTGCAACGTGCCTTCCTTGAAGTGGCACGTTTCTCGTATCGTGTTGGTCTAAGTAATGACGAATTTGACGCATTCAGTATCTACCTGTATCCATCAGAGTATGTTATTGATAACCGTCCTGGTCTTGCGGACTACAACCAGATCCAACCGTTTAATGAAAACACCAACTTTGATCTGACATCTGCTAGTAATGAGCTTTATAAATTTAATTCAACTCGTGGTGGTGTTATTTGCCCTCGTGGTGTCTCTGTTGTTGGTTCGGACCTTCGTAGAACCAAAATCATTCCGAAATACGTCCCTTATCCCACGGTACAGGGTAGTCTCGGTATTACTGCTGCTAATGAACCTGGCCCTTCTGCTATCTTTAGGTTAACTGGTGGTTGTTATTTCTGGCAGATGTCCTTCTTTGATGGGGACAATACTGGTGTCTATTATAGAGATGACCTGAGTCAGATTGCACCTAACTTCTCACACCATAAGATTACTTGTTTTGAGTATGCCAACGGTGCTGATCTAGAGCTCTACTATCAGAAGATCTCTAAAGGTTATGCAGTTATTCCTGATACTTCAGGTTTGCCATCACAAGACCAGTTGCAACCAAGGGTCGAGGAAAACAGAATCGTTGGTCCTATTTCCGACGAATTTGCAGTCTCACAGATCATCCGAAATGGACAAACCGCCACAGCATTCACCGTTGATGAACTTGGTAACCCGAAGAATCATGGATTCTCCGTGGGTGTCGCTGTTAATATTTCTGGGGTTACAGGTCCTACTGACCAAGATGCTCTCCTCTATAATGGATCATTCCTGGTAACATCTGCACAGGGTAACCAGTTTACCTATCAGATGTCAGCAGAGCCCTCAGGTAATGCTTTGGGTAGTAATGTCCTAGTTAAGGTTGAGATCGACACGGTTGACTCTGCCTCACCATATGTCTTTAACCTATCACTAAGAAGTGTTTGGGGTATCAACGGTATGCACGCCGATGGTAGTCAAGCAACTGGATTTAAGTCGATGGTTGTGGCACAATTCACTGGTATTTCCCTTCAAAAGGATGACCGTGCATTTGTGCTGTATAACCCCAATACAGGAAACTATGAAGCACAAGCTTCTGGATCTGGCGCACACATTAACGGACTATGTAAGTATCGTAAAGGGTGGCGTCACGTCCATATCCACGCATCCAATGATTCATTCATTCAGGTTGTGTCTGTGTTTGCTGTGGGATTTGGTGACCATTTCTTTAGTGAGTCTGGTGGTGACTTATCCATTACTAACTCAAACTCTAACTTCGGAAATACATCGCTGCGAAGCAAAGGTTTCAAAGCAGCATCATTTACTAAGGATAAAGCTGGGCAAATTACCCACGTTATTCCTCCCAAGTCGCTGTCAGATGTTGATGAAATTTCAATCAACTGGGTCACAATTGATATTACCAAGACCCGATCTGTAGCAGACCCAACTAAACTATTCATATATGGATACACAGTAGAAACTGGAAGACCACCAAGTAAGGTCCAAGGTTATACTGTTGGTGCGAGAAGAGACGACGTTAACACCCCTGACCGTCTATATGTCCTCTTGCTTGCATCTGGCGCGTCTGAACCCACTGCACACTATGCAGACGTTAATCCTTCTGGTAAGGAAGTAACTGGCACCCGTGCTGGTGATGATGAATCACCACTCAAGTGGGATAGTAGCAACAATCAATGGTATATTCAGGTTGACGGTAACGCAGCACAGAATACCATTTATACTACGCTACAAGCAAACTCACTCTATCAAAACCTCGGATTCACACCTACGACATACATTCGTCGTGTGCCTGATGCTCGTAACTTGGTTGACAGAGTATATCGTTATCGCTATGTGCTGGACAAAGATGCATTCCCAGTGCCTAGAGAACCCATCACTGGTTTCGTATTACAACCTAGATCCAGTGAGACAAACTCTCCTGCATACAGTAAGACATACTATGTCTATGCTACTGAGACATATCAAACATTTGAAAGAGGTGTTACCGATGGTATCTACTATCTGACACTGTTGAATGCTTCAGTATCACCATCTACCTCTAACTTCAACGACTTCTTCTTCTCACAGCAGACAGTTGACCTCTATCCTGCATTCGATAGAGATAACCCTGTTGCTGATCCTGCAGCATCTGTGTCTATTGCAGACAACGAAACTCTAGGTTTAGTTACTACAACTGATGGTGCATCTCCTGTCCCCAATAAGGATACAGAGAGATCTATTACAAAGGAATCATCACAATTCTTCCTGCTTGAGAGTGAGAATAACTTAGGTTATAACACTACATCTAACGTGCTGAATGGTATTTCTGTCACGGCACGCCTAGGTGAAGCAGAAGATCGTAAGATCCCATTGAAACTTAACGCTGACAATAGTGTCCAACCTATTCTCTGTGAATTGAGAAGATACTCTATTCTTAGAGCATCTGGTCACACGTTTGAGTATCTTGGTTTCGGTCCTGGTAACTACTCAACTGCATTCCCATCTACACAGGTGGAAGTGCTCAGTCCTGCCCAAGTTCGCCTGTCTCAGTCACTGAAAGAAGCAGCAGGTGTTGCATACTACTCTGGTGTTAACTCTGATGGTGAGTTGTTTGTTGGTAACCAAGTTATTAACCCAGTTACAGGTCAGATCACTAACGAAGATATTGCACAACTTAACGTGTTGGGTGAAGAAGGTACAACCATTGAGACATTCTCTGAGTTGGTGCTGACTGATAAACTAACTGTTATTGGTGGTGCATCTAACCAGTTGGAATCTGTATTCTCTGGTCCTGTAACCTTCCAGAAGAAGATTACGTCACAGGATACTATCCAGACAGTTAACTTCACCCTGTCGAATGATGACGGCACGGTGCTAAGAAACATCCTCATGGCAGAAGAGGATTCATTAGGTAACCCCGAAGTTGATGCTACTGAAGCATACAACAGCGGTGATCTCTGCTATAACATTGATTGGGCACCAGGCACTGCTTTGGGTTGGATTTACGACTCAGGTGTATGGTATAAGTTTGGTCTAAGTGATACTACACCTATCACATCTAATAGATTCAGTGGTGAAACACATTATGGTATTGGCATCGCACCCGATGCATCCAATCGCATGAAAATTGCTGGCAACGTAATGGTTAGCGGTGACATTGATGTTACTGGTAAATATGGTTGCGCTGATAAATACTCTCTGGCGACTGGAATTAATAATGGAAACAACGGCGTGATGTATACAGGCAATGGATCAACGTCATCCTTTGCTATCTCGCCTGGTCATAATGCATATTCGTTATTAGTATTCTTGAATGGTGTTTGTCAACGTCCTGGGACTGACTACACAGTCACTGCTAACGCTGTAGATTTCTCAGTTGGCACTATTCCACAGACTGGAGACGCTATTCAAATCCGTGAATTGGTTATCTAAAAAAATAAATAGTTACACTAATCGGGGTCTCGAATGTCCACTAAGATTATAGGAAACCAGATTGATCAGGTTACCCGTGCCATTGTTGAGGCATTGCAGGTAACCGAGCAGATCAATCTTCCTTCACTCAATCAATCTGCTGTTAATGCCTTAGGTACTCCTGCCTTTGGCACTTTGGTGTATAACAGCACCGAAGATATGGCGCAGATCTATAAAGCAGATGCTGCTCAAGGTGTTGCTGGTTGGGATGATGTTGGTGGTGGTGGTCCTTCACTGGGTGAAGATTCGATCATCAGGACAAACGGGAAAAATATTAAAGAGAATATAACTGTTGGTGCTACTGCTAATGGTGGTCTAGAGTTTGCTAACGGTGCCACGATTGGTCCTGTGCAGATTGATAATGGATTCACAGTTACCATTGAGAATGGTGCTGCATGGAACATTATCGGTGAGGAAGACTCCAGCACTGCAGAATTTACAGAGATTACATCTGGGAATATTACTAGCACAGGGACGTTACACTTCTCTGAAACAAAAGAAAGTCTGACTTTCTACAACACCAGTGGTAATATCACCCACGATTTTAACAACAATAATGCTATCTTTGTTGAAAAATCTGGCGGTGGTAATTTCACCCTAAGTATTAATAATATGCCCACAGATAACGCGGCATATACAATCACTGTTGTTATTAACGACGCTGGTGGTACTGGTGTCCCAGATACAGTTAATGTAGATGGTCAACAACAAACGATTAAGTGGGCAGGTGGATCTGCCCCTGGGCATAGTGGTGGTGCGGTTTGTGTGGTATCTTTATCATTCATTGCATTCAACACTGGTAGCACAGGTCAGTTTACAGTATTAGGTAGTGGAGGAAACTTCGAGTCATGAGCATTGGATTTAGTGGTAAGTTTTCGGCACTTGGTGCAACTATTGCAACCAAAGGTGGTGGTGGCGCTGGAGGTGCAGGCGGCGGTGGCGGTGGTGGTCCTGCTGCAGCATTCACTGGTCAATATAATGCGGATGCTTCAGGTGGCACTACCGTTACAATCAATGCCGAATCAAATGGTGGCACAGGATATGATGATATTACGCTAACCATTAATTCGCCCATTTCTGCCACAATGTATATGTGGGGAGCAGGTGGTGGCGGCACTAAAAGAACTGGTGGTCAGACAGGTGGAGGTGGTGGATATTCCAAGGGCGATTATACTTTCCAACCTGGCACATATAAAGTTATGGTAGGTGGAGCAGGTGAGGGTGGATCTCAGTCTCCTTCGCCCAATGATGCATATAGAGGAAATAATACTGGCGGTGGTGACTCTGGTGCTAACACTGGAGGCAATGGCGACGGTGGCGGAGGCGGTGGTTTGACTGGTGTCTTCTCATCCTCATATTCATATAGCAATGCAATCATCATCGCTGCAGGCGGTGGTGGTGGATCAGGTGACACTGCTAACGGTGGCGGTGGCGGTGGGTCATCAGGCAATAATGCTGGTAACTGCTGCTCTCGTGGTGGCGGCGGAGCATCACAGAATGGTGGTGGATCTGCTGGTAACGCTGGCGCTAACGGCAGCACAGGTACTCAACTTAACGGTGGCAACGGTGGTAGCACTGGCGCTGGCGGTGGTGGAGGTTACTGGGGTGGTGGCGGAGGTGGTTCGTCAGGTCCAGGTGCTGGTGGCGGTGGATCAGGATACACTGGTGGTGTAACTGGTGGCACTATGTCTAATGGATCCACTGGAGGAAACTCTGCCACAGGTAGTAATAGACCTAGTAGTTCTGTTGGACGTGGCGGCAACTCTGGTGGTCGTGGAGGCGGTGGCGCAATCGTCTTCGTGTTCTCATAAATAAAACGTAGGAATTAAAGTAGCATGGCACAGCTAAATGTAAACGCTATTAAAGACTTAGGGGGTATCGGTGGATTCACCCTGTCTAGTGGTGGATTGACTGCTAACGGCACGTTAACCGTTACTAATCTCTCAGTTGATGGGACTATTGCAGGCACTTCAAGTTATATTATCCCAAACCCATCGTCGTATCAGGGTAAATTCCTGACAAATAATGGTGCGGTCCTTCAATGGGGTGACCTGAGCAGTGCTGCTGGTGTTAGATCCATGCAAGTATGGACTTCTAATGGTACTTGGAGCAGACCATCTGGTGTTAAAACTATCATGGTTACTGTGACAGGTGCAGGTGGTGGAGGTAGCGGATACTGTGAATCTGGTGGTGCTGGTGGCACTTCACAGAGACAAGTTGATGTGACCAATGTATCATCAGTTTCAGTCACTATTGGTAACCCAGGTGGAGGCACTAATTATTCTGGTTGTGGTGGAAGTGGCAACTCTTCTTCCTTTGGATCCTATTGTAGTGCAGGTGGTGGACTCGGCGCAAACTGTAGTCAACAGCACGCAGGCGGATATGGTGGTAACGGAAGTGGCGGGACCCTCAACATCTACGGTGGTGGAGGTAACGGACACGGATCACACTACTCATATGGTAACCACACCGCTGGAGTGAGTTACTTCGGTGGGACACAACCAGCATCCCACGGTCAAGGAAACTATTCTCACAGACACCAGTCTCATGCTGCATGGGGCGCTGGTGGTAATGGTGCTCAGCACGGTAACAGAGGTGCTAGAGGACGTGAGGGTGTGGTCGTAGTCCACGAATTCTACGGATAAATACTAAAAAAGAGACTATTATGTCACAGATTAGAGTATCATCTATCAAAGATCTTTCTGATAGCACTGGATTTCTCCTTTCCACAGGTAAAATTCATGCTATCGGGACGTTGACTGTCTCTAACATTGTCATTAACGGCAAGATTAGTGGTAACAGTGACTATATTATCCCCAATATGTCTGGTAACGCAGGCAAATACCTGAGAGCAGGTGCATCTGGTCTTGAGTGGGCAGGTGCTGGTGGTGGATCTGGTATCAGATCTATGCAAGTGTGGACATCTAATGGCACTTGGACTAGACCCAGTAACTGTAAATCTATCATCGTAACTGTTACTGGAGCAGGCGGTGGTGGATCTGGTCACTGTGAATCAGCAGGTGCAGGTGGCACGTCTGAAAGAGTTCTTGATGTGACTAATGTCTCATCAGTTTCTGTTACTATCGGCAATCCTGGTGGTGGCACAAACTATGCAGGATGTGGTGGTAACGGTAACTCCTCGTCTTTCGGTAGTTATTGCTCTGCATCTGGTGGATATGGTGCTAACTGTCGTCAACAGCACGCAGGTGGTATTGGTGGTAATGGATCAGGTGGCACCCTAAATGTATACGGTGGCGGTGGTAATGGTCATGGATCACACTACAGTTATGGTAACCATTCCTCTGGTAGATCATATTATGGTGGTGGACAACCATCATCTCATGGTCAAGGAAACTATTCCCATAGACATCAATCACACGCCGCATGGGGTGCTGGTGGTAACGGATCTCAGCATGGTAACCGAGGTGCTAGAGGACGTGAGGGTGTAGTTGTAGTCCAAGAATTCTTCGGATAAATACTAAGTCAAGGCATTACGAAATGAGCGTCTTAAAAGTCACTACAGTAAAAGATCCCTCTGGTGTTGGAGGTTTTACCCTCAACAGTGGATCTATCACTGCGAACGGTGAATTAAAGGTCACCAACCTTAACATCAACGGCAGTATTTCTGGATCATCTACTTACGTTGTGCCCGCTTTTAGTGGTTCAGGTGGTAGATATCTATCCACGGATGGTAGCAATCTGCAGTGGGCAGCAGTTTCTGCTACAGGTGGATTCAGATCCATGCAAGTATGGACTTCTAATGGCACTTGGTCTAGACCAAGTGGTGTTGCATCAATTAAAGTCGTCGTAGTCGGCGCTGGTGGCGGGGGATCAGGTTATTGTGAATCAGCAGGTGCTGGTGGTTGCTCACAAAGAGTTATTGATGTAACTAATACATCAAGTGTTTCTGTTACTATTGGTAATCCAGGTGGTGGTACTAACTACGCTGGATGTGGTGGTAATGGTAACTCATCAAGTTTCGGATCATTCTGCTCAGCATCGGGCGGATATGGTGCCAACTGTCGTCAACAACATGCTGGTGGAATTGGCGGCAATGGATCAGGTGGTACGCTAAATGTTTATGGTGGAGGTGGCAACGGTCACGGATCTAACCACTCTTATGGTAACCATGCGGCAGGATCTTCCTACATGGGTGGATCTCAACCATCATCACATAACCAGTCAAACTATTCACATAGACACCAATCTCACGCAGCGTGGGGATCTGGTGGTAACGGATCAAGAAACGGCAACCGAGGCGCAAGAGGTCGCGAAGGTGTTGTTGTAGTTTACGAATACTACAGCTGATAAATAACAACGAAGGAGATTTTAATCTATCATGGCTAAATGGGCAATCTGCGACGCAGCGACAGGTCAACTTAACGACATCTGCGATGAAGAAGATAAGTTTGAGATCTATGAAGGTCCAGACTCTAGTATGAAGTGGGTGCCAGTCCCTGATGATGTCACCTATGAGCACACTATGATCAATGGAGTTGTAGTTCATAGGGATGATCTTGAGGACATCAAAGCGCGTGCAGAAGTTACTCGCGTGCTAGCATATGGCACTGTTGGTCAGCAACTAGACATGCAATTTGCAGATGCTGCTAACGGCACTACAACTTGGAAAGATCATATTGATAATGTGAAAGCAACCACAACGGCACCTCGTACTATTCCTGAATTTGTGCCTAATCCTAGGCATCAGCAACTAGAAGGACGTAAGTCATGGGAAGATTGGGTTGACAATTGGACCCCACCTGTGTAAGATAGTGATCTAAAGTCTAGGACTTTCTTTATTATATGAAAATTTGTATTGTTGGTGGCGGATCGTCTGGTTGGATGACCGCCTCTACTCTTGTAAGAGCATTTCCAAATTGGGATATAACCCTGATTGAATCGCCCAAAGTTGCCAGTGTTGGTGTGGGTGAATCTACGACGCAATTGTTTAGACAGTGGACGCATTTCCTAGGTCTTAAGGATGAAGAGTGGATGCCTGCATGTGATGCAACTTATAAGATTAGTGTAAGGTTTCATAATTTTAATAAAGTTGGTGATAGACCTTGGCAGTATCCTTTTGGTTTGCCAAGAACTGATGTTGATGTCCCACCAGATGTGTGGTGGTATGCTCAGGCAAAACGTGGGTGGACTAATGATAAGTTTGCCAGAGACTTTTATGTAACAGCATATTGTGCTGAAAAGAATTTGCTGCCTGTTGATCATGAATACTTTAAGATTGGTGGACAAACAGGGTTTCACTTTGATGCAGTTAAGTTTGCAAACTGGTTGAAGGAAAACTATGCAATACCTCGTGGTGTAAGGTATGAGCAAGAGCATGTAACTAGGGATATATTGAATGAAGACTATGATCTATTCTTTGATTGTACTGGATTCAAATCACTGCTGAATGATAGTGAGTGGATTGATTACAGTGACTATCTACCTAACAATAGAGCATGGGTAACACGTCTTCCTTATATTAATAAAGAAGAGGAGTTGAAACCTGTCACTGATTGCACTGCATTGTCATCAGGATGGGTGTGGAATGTGCCAACATGGGAGAGAATCGGCACAGGATATAATTTCTGTGATAAGTATATCTCTGTAGATGATGCATTGCATGAGTTTGCAACTCACCTCAAGGTTGATAGTGATGAGCATGGATTTAGACTGATAGAATATAAGACAGGACGTAAGAAAGAGATATGGAATGGTAAGGTCATTTCTATTGGTTTGAGTGCAGGATTCATCGAACCTCTAGAGTCAAATGGTCTGCTATCTACACACACATTCTTAACACAATTCTGCCGAGTAATGGCAGGTAAGGATCATGTCACTCAGTTTATGAGAGACACCTTCAATAACAACTCCAACTATAATTTTGATGGGTTTGCATCTTTCGTTGCACTGCATTATGCAATGACTCAACGCAATGACTCACCATATTGGAGAGCAGTTTCTAATATCAGATATCCATATAATAATCTGTTTAAGTCTGCTCAGATCAATTACATGGAGCAATCAATTCACTTCCCTATTAAGATTACATGGGAGAGTGATTCATTGTTGTGTGTGATGGCAGGACATGGATGGAATCCATTTAATGATGTTATACTAGATGAAATGGAATTCTTTGGTGGTGTGCCTACTAATGCTCGTGCAAATACATTTGAGATCCCTCCTTATCAGGGTATAGATACTATGACGACACCGCTTAATTATTATTTGAGGACATTATATGCGAGTTGAATCTATTGTTATTGTTGGTGGTGGTAGCAGTGGTTGGATGACAGCAGCAATGCTATCCAAAACATTCCCTAAGATGCAGATTGGTCTGATTGAAGGTGCTGAGGGACCAATTGGTGTGGGTGAGTCTACATTAGGACACTTCAATCGATTCCTAAGAAGATTGGGATTGAAAGATAAAGACTGGATGCCTGCATGTAATGCAACTTACAAGACATCAATTGCATTTAAGAATTTCAGAGATGGTAAGGGAGAGAGATTCCAATATCCATTCGGAGAGTTTGATCTATTTGATTATAAAGACTCACTGATGAGATACTTTGAGTTGCAATGTGAATATGGTATGGAGAAGTATCCACCAGAGCAATTTGCTAACTTTGCAAACAATCAGACATACTTAGCAGATCGATGTAAGATCTCTGCCGATGCTATCCCTGACTGCATTTATAGTATGGACAAGGACACTGCATATCATTTTGATGCAGGATTGTTTGGTAACTTTTTAAGAGATACCATCTGTATTCCTAATGGTGTGTTACATCTCAAGGGCACGATTGAGAAGGTGATGAAGAACCCTGATGGTAGTATTGACTCACTTGTTACTGATCAGGATGGACTAATCAAAGCAGACTTATATGTTGACTGCACAGGTTTCAAGTCACTGTTACTTGAGCAGCACATGGGTAGTGAGTTTATATCATTTAAGGATAAACTATTCAATGATACAGCACTAGCAACACAGATTCCATACTCTGATCGTGAGAATCAGATGGAAACATATACTGACTGTGTTGCAATGGATGCAGGATGGGTATGGAATATCCCACTATGGAATCGTGTTGGCACAGGATATGTTTATGCATCAGATTATATCAATGAGTGTGAGGCAGAGGTAGAGTTTAGAGAGTATCTCAGTGAGAGATATACGCCTGAAATTGCTAAAGATGCCAAACTACGCAAGATCGATATCAAACATGGTAAACGTGATAAGGCATGGGTTAAGAATGTTGTGGGCATTGGATTGTCCTATGCATTCTTAGAACCTCTAGAATCTACTGGACTGATGACAACACATGAGAATGTCTTGCTGTTGTGTGATACTCTAGAGAAAAGACAGGGATTCTATGCTAGAATGGAGCAGGACGCATTTAACTACAGTTGTGATAACATGATTGAGGCAATGAAGTGTTTCGTTGCACTTCACTATGCACTCAGTCAACGTGATGACAACCAATACTGGAGAGATTGCACTAACATTAACTTTGATATTGACCCTGCATGGAGACATTCAACCAGGGTTGCTCATGGTAATACAGTTGTTATGCTTGAAGGTATGGAGAATGCATTTAATAACCTAGAGCAACATAGTGGATCTATCTACATTGCTGCTGGTCAGGGTTATCGTCCATTCTCAGAAGGAATGTATTACGAGAAGAAGTCTACTACTCCTCAATTAGATGAGTGGGAGGATGACATCCATGATATTCATACTAAATACCAACAAGACCGACAAACTATGATCGACTGGGTTGATCAACTACCATCACACTATGAGTACCTGAGGGACAACATTTATGATCTTCAAGAAGAAGAAACCGTGGGTTAGATTCTATTCCGTTGATCCTGGAGTTGCTGAATTGCAACCATGGATACCTGCAGCAAAACTGCATCGTAAATGGCGGACAGCAGCACTAAAAGAAGGTGCTAGTAAAGAGAAACGCTGCCCATATCTCAGAGTAACTAAACTCTGGGAGAGAATGACTGCCGAATTAAATGGTGAGGATAGCATCCCTGAGTTATACGAACATGCCGTAACATGCCCTGCATTGCGTGATGTTATGGACTCAGGTTATGTGTTAAAATGTCCTGCTGATATTCTGATCAAGACTGATGGCACTGGTGTAAATTTCCAGTGGTTGTCACAAATGAGATTCTGTACTCAGATGGGTCCAGGAAAATATGTGTCAGCACATATTCCTCAACAAACTGAGGGTATGCGTCACCTAATTGATCAGAATAAAGATGTACTTGACTGGACAATTAAACTAGAGTTGCCATGGAGAGTGCAAGCACATCCTGATCTGGTGTTTATTCAAATGCCTATTCCCTACTGGGATGAGGATAGATTCACACCACCCACAGGTGTAGTTGATCCATCGTATTCATACGAGATTAACTTACAACTATTCTGGCATAAGATTGAGGAAGGTGAGTATCTGATTAAAGCAGGCACTCCACTCTGTCAATGGGTGCCAGTGCATAGAAGTTTCCTAAGTAATAGGAACATTGATTTTCACTGTGAGACTGCCAATGAGGCAGATTTTGAAAACAATGCTATCATGGAGTATCAACGCCATAAATCCTTTATGGAGATGGAGACTCTCAAGGAGCGTATTGCTTCTCACAAGGTAATCCTTGCACTAAATAAAAACATCAAGAGGTTTATGTAACTATGGCACAAGAACAAGACGTGCTCGAAGTCTCACTCGCTGAAGAAGCGGGAGTTAAGACTGAAGAAGAGAAACGTGAAATGGTAGGTGAGATTGAAGGTCTCATCAGTTTTGATCAACTCACTCAGAATTTTATCCAACAGTATAATGATCTCAAAGTTGAGTATATTAAACTGCAGGAAGCACTTGACAACATGCATTACACTTCTACGATCACAAAGATCTCTCTAGAAGAATTGCAAATCAAGAGAGATTTAATGAATAAACTCTCTGGTGCTGTTGAAGCAATGTCTCTGTATAAGAAGCATGTTAACCCAGAAGTCACTGATCGTGAGTTTACCTTTGAAGATGAAACTGCTCTAGTATCTGATGGAGATTCTTGATAAGTTCCTACCCTTTAGGATGTGGGATGAGGTCTATGGGACCTTTCTAGGTAATAATTTCCCATGGTATTATTACCCATTTGTTACTAATTCAGATGAAGAAACACAAGCAGATAGATTTCAGTTTGTGCATATTATTTCTGACATTAACAAGGGATATATCAGCAGCACTGCAGAAGATGTCGTTAAGATCTTTAATGATAGACTCAATGCATATGCTATTCTTAGGATTAAAGCAAACCTAACAACATATCAAGATCCTCCTTATGTGCCACCATTTCATGTAGATTTGGATAACAAACTTGCAGACATAAGTAAGACTGCCATTTTCTATGTGAATGATACAAATGGTGGCACTGAGTTAGAAGATGGTACATTAATTGAAGGTAAAGGTAACCGACTGGTTATCCTTCCAGGCAATGTAAAACATCGTGGTATTGGTCAGACTGATGTGTCAAGCAGATGTGTGCTTAACTTTAACTATGTGGAGAAATGAAAACTGAATTGATATTTCCAACACCAGTTTGGAAGTTTGATAATGTAGGTGTAGACAGAGAACTTCTCACTGATTTTGTATATCATGTGAAGGATGAAGATCCTGAGGGTCGTAAACAATCTAATGCTGGTGGATGGCAATCACATGACTTTATTGATAGTGTCATGGATAACAATCCATTGAAAGATATTAGAGATGCTATCATGGAGCGAGCATATGCTGCTGCTGATGAGTTTGGATTCAGTGATTACTCATTGAAAATGATCAACATGTGGATCAATATCAATAACAAAGGTGCATCTAATCATCTCCACACACATCCTGGTGGTGTGTTGTCTGGTGTATATTATTTGAAACTGCCTGACTGTTGTTATGGTAACCTCTCATTCATTCGTGATCTTAATTACTCACAGATGAAAGAATACTGGGGTGATGGTAACAACGTGCATCGATGGGATCACATGAATGAGACAGAGCATGATGTATTCCCAGAAGAGGATCAACTCGTAATCTTTCCAGCATGGTTACAACATGCTGTAGGCACATCATCTGGTGAAGGTGATAGAATCTCTATCTCATTTAATATAACTGCATTCTCTAATCATTATCATGAAATATATCCAGGTAGATGATCTACTAACACCAAGTTATCTCAAGAGGTTATATACTCTGACCTCAGGGATGAATGGATTCCCATGGTTTTTTCTATCTGAGGATATTAGTTACACACCTACAACTGCACAGTTTGGTGAAGTGCCACTAGGTGATATTCCAGAGCAGCAAAAGACTCTGGGATTTACTCATGTACTGTTAGATCAGGAGGGCGTAGAGAGTCCATTTCTGCCTATGTTTCAACCACTACTAGATAGTGTGAGTGATGCATTACCTTATCCTGTTGAATTCTTTCGTGCTAGGTTGGCATTACAACTAGCAAACGGCAAAGACTCACACAACGGACCACATACTGATCATGAGAGTGATCACTATGCAGCATTATTTTATCTACATGACAGCAGTGGTGACACTGTATTCTTTCATGAGTATGATAATCCAATGTATGGTGATGTTAACCAACGCTGGACAAAAGCAAGAACACAGTCATATAATGAGTGCTTCAGATCAACACCGAAAGCAAATAAACTATTTGCATTTGATGGTCATCAATTCCACTCATCATCTAACCCAACGACTAATGCATTCAGGGTTATATTGAATCTTAATTTTTATTGTGAGCATGATCTATTCGATTTTACAAAGTCTTGACAAAGACTGGAGCACTGATGATAGTCCACACTATTGGCAGGGTATAGTCAAAGACCCTGAGAATTATGCTACCTACAAAGATGTGGAGTATTGTCTCAACAACCCACAATTCTTTGATGTACAGTTTATTGATAGGATTAGCAATACTTTCATACCATTGCCAACACATGAAAGATGTTGGTCACGTCCACACATGGAGCAGCGTGATATCATTGAGTGCTGGCATCATGGTCACAATGTTATCATCAACAATTTTGATCAGATTGATAGACAACGCCAGCAGATCATGCATGGTATTGAGGAATCATTCCCGCAAATTAGAGCATCGATGCACATATATGCTGGACTGAAAGATTGCAAATCATTTAAGATTCATGAGGACTATGCTAATAACTTCATCGTACAAGTGGATGGAGAGACACATTGGCGTGTATATAATAACCGAGCATCTAATATAGTTGGACAGATACATGAGTGGAGTCTGACACACGATGACCTAGATTGTGCAATCGATGTTACAATGAAACCTGGGGATGTATTATACATTCCTGCTAGATGTTATCATCATGCACAACCCTCAGGTAAACGATTAAGTGTTAGCATCCCTATGCAACATGGTTACCCTCACCTTAAACCACGCGACAGACACTGGTATGAAATCTTATAATCCATTCCCCATCATTCATCGATGTAAGTATGATTTTGGGTTTGAAGATTCAAAACTACAAGCAAGGACCATGGGTCACATGGTAGCAGCACAACAAGTGATCGAAGACAACAAATATGCCACCCATGAGAAAGGTGGAGGGACTACAAGTGTGGTCATTAATAGAATCACACCACCTCATATATGGGAGGAGTTTGAAGATTTTATGCCATGGTTTTATGAGCGTATTAATAGGATTTGGGACCTATGGCATCTCACTCCAATGAATAAAATGCTGTCAGAATCATGGATCAATGTGCATCCCAATGGTGCATGGACATCAGAGCATCATCATCAAAATGTCACAGTAGCATGTGCTGCTTATCTATCAGTGCCTGAGGGTAGTGGTAGATTTATGGTGAAGAATCCATACTACCAATATAAACTATCAGAACCTCTTGATTATAATTATTATGACATGGGTATGGACTGGGAGTATATCGAGGTGCAAACTAATGATGTGTTATTCTTCCCAGGATGGTTGACACATAAGACTGAAGTTAATAAAACAAACAATGATAGATATGTTATGTCACTAAATGTAATGGGTAATTATGTCAATTAAAGTACATGATACAAACCTAGTGAGTGATGAGTTATTCTCTCAGGTTGTGCATCTCCCATATTATTATACTAGAGTTGATGTGCCACCCACACAATCACAACCTGAATTAGATCTAGCAGGGATGTATTGGACACACCAGTTTTATAACTATTGTCCAGTTGATGAACCTGATGAGTTGCAATCTCCAGGATTACATGGTAGTGAGAATCCATTGTGGACTGATGTGTTGACATATCTTGAAGCAACGTTGCCTGATATGCCAGCACGAGAAGAATGTTATGCAGCATATATCAACGTGCTTAAGTATAATGATAACCCAGGGATTCATTGTGATGCGCCATACTTTGTAGATGATAATAAGACTGTGTTGGTATATCTCAATGCAGAGTGGCATCCAAACTGGGGTGGTGAAACTATATTCTATGATGGTGACTTAGAACCACGACATATCGTGGCACCTAAACCAGGGCGTGTTGTTATGTTTGATGGGCGTATTCCTCACACTGGTAGACCACCAACGCCCAAGTTTATGTTTAACAGATACATCATGGCATTCAAATATATGGATACTGAGACTAGACATAAACTGTTTGTTGATCACATAATAAATAATATGCCACCCGTTGAAGATCAAGGAATCGCTGGATTAAATGTTGAAACTGTGAAAAACATTTGGAAATCTATGGACAACTGATCTTAATACGTTAACATACTCATGTCGGAGTATCACTCATGTTTAATAAGTCTGCCATCCTCTCACAGCAGGAAAAGTCCATCTTGAAGCACGCTCTCTTCTTATATCAGAAGAATGCACATGAAAAACACGGTCACATGACAACCGTGCAGAATGAATCACTTAAAAGTATAGTTGACACACTACATTTGTAATGGAAATCTTACCTCTCTTCTCACAACCAGTTTATATTGACGTTGTTAATCTAGACTCCGATGTATTGAGGAGAGCAGAAAGAACACCCATGCAAGATATGTCCCTAGATGGTGCATACAAGAAGAATGGATCCATGTCACAGGACACACAGTGGTTATCTAATCACTTAGATGTCAAAGATATTGTTGATCAACACATGGACATATATGTGCATGAAGCATTAACAATCAGTCGTAAACACAGATTACAACATCAATCATCATGGATTAATCACCATGGTATTGGTGACAGCGCCGCTGAGCATACTCATGTCAATAGTATGTTTAGCGGTTGTTTGTATATTAAGGTGCCTGAGAATTGTGGTGAGTTTCGCCTGAGGATGCCCACCATGTTTCCGACTTACTTGACAAGCACCGTGCAACCTGATATCATGGAGAGCAACTACCTTAATCAACGGGAGTTTCCAATCGAACCATGTGAGGGGACTATTATTATCTTCCCATCTCACTTGCCTCACTATGTGTCACCCAGTGACACTGAAGAAGATCGCTACTCATGTGCCTTTAATTATTTCCTTAAAGGTCCATTTGGTTATGAAGACACTGCATTAACCTTATGACTATCCCACTCTTTATCTCTGAATCTGTGCCTAAAGAAGTAAGCAACATCCTACGATCTCTCGAAAAGGGTATGCCTGCAAGGTATAAAGACTTCGAGGGCACGATTGAATTCGTGAGTGATGAATATATCACTCTATGCATCTCCCAGAAACCTAATCCACCAGGATATAGACAACCATACAACAAATGCTGCATGTGCATCTATCCCCAATATTGGGACGATCTAGAGATCGAGGATGAGCACTTCTATGATCACAAAGCATTTAGGGGCACGACTGATGATCACCCAGGTAACGATATGCTACCAGACCTTGACAAGAGATGAGTTTTGCCTTATATTAGCGGAGTTGGCAACTATACTGCCAATTTCCAATATAAGGACAACACCATGAATATCAAAGATGCATTTGAGCACTGTAACATCAACGTGCCTACACATTATACTGGGGAGTTAATGCCCTATCGTTTAATGTACGTTGATGATTTTAAGATTGCCAAAGAATATCAGCGTCACATTTCACCTTCTGCCATTAAGAAAGGTGGAGCACTTGATCTCAACAAACTGACTCCAATCGTTGCATGTAAGCGCCCTGATGGCGATCATTATGTGGTTGATGGTCAACATCGCACCCTCAGAGTAATCAATAGTGATTACATTGGGAAGGTGCCTGTTGTTGTGTACGAGCATCCTGCAGATAGTACTATACTTGAATGCATGACACTTGAAGCACAACTATTCTTTGAATTGAATAGTCTATCCAAGAAACCTACCAAACTTGATGAAGTCAGAGCAGGTATCTTTACTAAAGATCCTAAATCTATGAGAGTATATGATTCTCTTATGGCATTGAATGCATGTGCAGACAATGTAGGATCACTAGAAGATAATGCACTTGAGGTGACAGTATTCTCGCATTTCTATATCTGTATCAATACAGACTATAAGAATGAATTACATAAAGTAATTGCGGGATGGCATCTCTATAAGGCATTGTTTCCCAAAGAAACAACACATAATATCAACAGTTATATGCTTCGAGCATGTTGTTTGATTGAAGAGTTTGCCAACAACCTATCAAATGGTCGTGGCATTCGATTCAATAAGTATCTCCTAGAAGTGTGGGCACAAAAATCCATCCCTTCTATTGTGCGTGGTCGTGCTACCACTCAGTCACCCCAATACATCCTTGATGATGTTATCAGGGGATTCAATGACTGGAAAGGTAGTGAGAACTATGCCATCGGTGCTAAGCGCCGTCAGGATATGGCACTGGCGAATCCTCGCTTCCTTGTGCCAGTTGACTAAACTGTCCACTAAAGTTGACGTGCATCATTTTTTGGTCTATATTAGATGAGTTGAGGGGCACAGGACACCCATTCACCGCTCCTAAGTGAGTCAGTTGGCAACTCTACTGCTGGTGATAAACTCAACACTCTAATATCGAGAAACACAACAATGACAAGCAACGCACAACTCGCTGATGCCCTCTTCCGCATCATCCCTAAAGCACTCTCACTGAGCACACAGCGCCTTCAGAAGGGTCTCTCAGTCATCTCAGGCGGTCGTTTCAACGACCTTGATGAGTATTTCGGAGACAACACCGTTGACAAGACAAAACTGCTTGCCAACATCTTCAACCCTGCCCTTGAGGACGCTGCCAAGAATCTCGGCGTTGATTATATCACCGAAGAGACTGTAGGTTATGATGCTATTCTCCTCGCTGAAGAGATTGAGAACAAGTTGACATTGGGCAGCACAACATCATCCTTTGCTACTGGTAACAACCACAGCAAGACTAAGGTTGATAAGATCTTCGTCTGCAAACTGCAGCAGAATGGTAATGACTTCCCTGAGGTATTCGCTGCCATTGTTGATCTGTCACTCGCTACTAATCCTGCCACTGGTTGGTCTGATAGCGTGACAGCAACAGGTAAGAATAACAACGGATTCAGCACCCTGAAGATTCACAAAGAGGACGCATTGTGCGTTACTCCAATCTATGGTAAGATTAGAAAGACTACTAAGTACATCCACACCGAGTATGAAACTGTCGCTTAATGAAACTCACCTCATGAATTGCATCGAAGGTATGCAACTCATGGATGCTGAATGTATAGATCTTGTGGTCACATCACCTCCGTATGATGACCTCAGGACCTATAACGACAGCAGTAAATGGGATCATGAGGTATTCATGAGCGTCGCAGATAACCTCACCCGTGTGTTAAAGCAGGGTGGAGTTATCATGTGGAATGTTAACGATGCCACAGTCAAAGGATCAGAGACTGGCAGTAGTTTCCGTCAATGCCTATATTTTATGGATCAATGTGGTCTCAAACTACATGACACCATGATATATGAGAAGACAGGCACTGCCTTCGCATCTGGTCCTAAGAGTGTAAGATATACTCAGATCTTTGAGTATTGTTTTATACTCTCCAAGGGTAAACCCAAGACCATTAATCTTATCCAAGATAAGAAGAATGCATGGGCAGGGTATACGAGTTTCGGCAATGCTAAGACTCGTAAGAAGGATGGCACCATGAATGATCCAGGCAAGAAGTCTAAAGTTATTCGTGAGTATGGTGTCAGGACTAACATCTGGAAGATCAAAAACTCAGGAGGTTTCGGACAATCATCCAAGGCAAGTTACAAACATCCAGCAACTATGCCTGAAGAGTTAGCACGAGGACACGTTCTTACATGGTCTGATGCTAATGACACAATTCTCGATCCTTTCATGGGAGCAGGCACCACCGCTCAGGTTTGCCTAGAAGAGAATCGTAATTTTATCGGTTTTGAGATCGATGAAACATATCATCAAATGTGTGCAGAGCGTGTGCTACCATGGACAGACAACGTATTCACTCGTTTACAATGATGCTTCCCGAGAGTTTCACACACAAACCACCTAAAGGATTTCACTATGAAGTACAACCCTTTAAGCGTAATGTGCTTTCTATTTGGTTACACCATCCCGATATGTACACTTATACTAGCGATCGTGTTGCTACGATCTGGGGATTCTACAACACTAAGAAATGCCAGTATTATGCGCCAAGAAATTGTAAATCAGTGGGTAACCCCGTAGATTTCGATGACACTCGCTCTCGCACTGCTATGCAACTCGATCTAGGTCCACTTGCAGGTATTCTATGTTAAGAGGTAAATGTAAAGTCACGCCCAAGAGTGACAAGGCAAAGACCATTTTTGCCAACAATCTAAACTCTAAATCATTAGTCTATCTTGAGCACAAACGTGCTGATCGCTGGTTCTTCAGTGCTCT